GGGAATGCTTAGTGGTTGGCAGAATCATCGCTGGGATTTAAGTGTTGCGTTTTCGGCTTCGAGTACTTGGATGGTGTTCTCCAGCAACTCTATCCGCTCTCGCAAACTTACAATCTCGTTGCGTAATTCGGTCAACTCTTTCTTTTGAGCCTCAGCGGAGCGGTCAGCGGGTCCATCGGGCAGACGGAGGGGACGATTTATATTGAGGGGGTTATTACCAATTATGCAGATGCGGCAGCCTCGTTTATTACCATTAGTGATAACACAATAAATAACAGGCTGGAAATAAGGAAAGGTTCTCCAGGGTCAATAATATTTGAGCGAGAGAGTGCAACTCAAAGTGCATCTACTTCAATAAATGCGACAGGACAAGTTAACGGAATTTTTAAGATGGCGGTCGCATATAAATCAGGCGATACCGCTTTCTTCATAAATGGCGTTCAAGTCGCAACAACTAATGCTGCTACTTTTACCATGAACACCCTTACACATATTTATTTAGGTAGCAATGCGTCTGGTACGGCAAGAAGGCTCAACGACCGCATCCGTGCCGCCGCCCTCTACACCACACGGCTATCTAACGCCCAACTCGCCGAATTAACCCGACTATAATGGCTACCTTCCGAAAATACGCCTTCCCCAACGAAGCGACATTCACCGCGCTACCAGTACCGCAAGGCTTCGCAGTGCCGCTGGGTGAAATAGAGGGCACTTACTGCGTCGACATTCTTTGGGATGCAGAGCCTGAAGCCGACTACCTGCCCTTCGAGTGCTGGCCTCCGCCTGTCGGGGTGCATACCTTCCTAGGCTGGGATGAGCAGTACGGCAAGGACTACACCGAGCGCGACGACTTGAACAACACACTAAACGAAGATTAACAATGATCGACTTCCTCAAATCAATCGGCATCAACCTCGGCCTGACCATCGCCGGTTTCTTCGGCGCACTACTGCTCGCACCCAAGATGAAGAACTGGAAAATGCAGCTGATCGCCGTCCTTTCAGGCACGCTATCCGCAACCTACATCGCGCCTGTGATCATCGGCATCCTGAACATTAAAGCGCCGAACATCGAGTACGGCCTCGCCTTCATCGTCGGCTTTTCAGGCGTCAAGATCACGGAGGTGCTGGAAGTGCGAATCTTGAAGCTGCTGAAATCGACACCAAACCAATAGTATGAAAATAACCCGACACGCAGCGAATGTTCACACCTTCGACTGCGATGGGAGGGAGGCGGAGTTTCTGCTGGTCAGCGACATCCATTGGGACAACCCGCATTGCGATCGCAACCTGCTAAAGAGCCACCTCGACGAAGCCGTGCGCAGAGGCGCAAAGATCATCATGAACGGCGACACCTTCTGCCTGATGCAGGGGCGCGGAGATCCACGCAGGGGCAAGGATGAAATCAGACCTGAACATAATAAAGGCAACTACCTGCAGGCCGTCGTGAACGACGCAGTGCAGTGGTTCAAGCCTTACGCCAAGCACATCGCGCTGATTGGCTACGGCAACCACGAAACGAGCGTACTGCGACACACGGAGTTCGATGCGCTTCGGCAGTTCCAAGCCATATTTAATTACAAGCACGGCACTAACGTGCAGATTGGCGGATATGGTGGCACTATTCAAATCAACATGGACACGAGTACTGACGGAGATGAACATTCTCGGAACACGGCATTTATCATCCACTACTTTCACGGATCAGGCGGAGGTGGCCCAGTGACAAAGGGCGTAATCCAAGACCAACGGATGATGGCCAACACCGAAGGCTACGACCTAACGTGGCAAGGTCACGTTCACGAGCTGTACCACCACATTAACATGGTTCACCATTACAACAGATTGCGCAAGATGATATCGCATCGCAGGGTGCATCAACTGCGGACAAGCACCTATAAAGAGGAGTTTGGCGCAGGTGAAGGCGGCTTCCACGTCGAGCGTGGCAGAGCAGTCAAGCCACTGGGCGGATATTGGATGACCTTAAACGTCGAGCGAATAATTATTAAGGTGAACGACAAAATGAAAGACACCCGAATAATAGACGCTAAATTCCACACGACCTGATGCGGACAATAAAGTACTTAGTCGTGCATTGTACCGCGACACCGCAGACGACAAACGTTGAAAGCATCCAGCGTCACTGGCGCGAGCGTTTAGGGTGGAAAGCGAGTGGCTATCACAAAATCGTAAAAGCAAATGGAGAGGTTATCACTTTGGCAACGGATGAGCAGGTATGTAATGGGGTGGCTGGGTTTAATAGCGTTAGCCTGCACGTCAGCTATATTGGCGGCATTGATTCGCGCGGCAATCCACTGGACAACCGCACGCAAGGGCAAAAAGACGCGATCAGTCAAGTCCTCCACGCGTGGAAGCAGAAGTACCCCAGCGCAATAATTCAAGGTCACCGCGACTTCTTGAAGCGTGGTGTTAACTGGAAAGAATGTCCCTCGTTTGATGCTAAAGCCGAGTATAGTCATATTTAGCCTCCTGCTGGCTGGATGCTGTCGAAAGGCAGTGGAAGTCCGCACCAGTACGGTGGTGCAGAAGGACAGCGTTATGATTGAGGTGCCTCGCTATACCGAACTGTACATCGAGAACCCCTGCGATTCTGTGGGCATCCTACGGCAGTTCAGATTCACGGACAGCACGAAAACAAGCGTTTTAAGCGCATCAAATTATCGGGGTGGCATTCGCATCCAACTGCGCAGAGATACGGTCATACAACGCTTCGTAGAGCGCGACACGGTAACGATTGAGCGCGTGGTGAAAGTTGAACCTGCAAAGCGCAAGAATCGGATGGCATTTGTGTGGTTCGGAATAGCACTCGGATTGGTGCTGTCCATCTTGGCTTTCCGCTTGATGCGCCTGTAATCAAGGCTTCGCGAAGGGGTCGTTTCTAAACTTTTTTTTGGAATGTGCGTTTAGACGCTGGAAACGCAGAAAAAAAAATAAAAAAACATTTGGAACGTATATATATATGTATGTACATTTGCATATACCAAAACGGAAAAAAACACACTAACCCTTTAAACCCCAAACCAAATGCTTACCAACAACCTTCCTCAAAACGTTCGCGAGTTTCACCTTGACCTTTGCGATGTTGCATCAACAGCAGATGCGTTCACCTATGCCCTGAAAATGATGCATTCGTTAAAGCACGATTTCATTACCAGCGAGCAGTATGAATTACTTGCAGGTAGTTTGCAGTTGCACTGCCTTGCTGAAGGCATTAGCACCAAGAATGAGGTTGCATCATTATTCTAAACCAACCAACGAGGGGCGCGGCTCGACAACGCGCATCTTTAACTTATCAAGCCTGACCAAAATGAGACCACTAATTGACATCATCGACACAACCAACGAACACAATATTTTACAAACAATGGAATTTCAAAACACTAACCCTCTAAACCCAAACCAAATGACCAACCCAATCTTTAACCTTGTAGGCAACACCTACACTGTGCAAGTCACCGATTCGCTGACGCTGGACATCACGATTGTAATGACACAAAGCGGCGACATCAGCTACACTTTCAAAACACCGAAAGGCTGGGGCGGGCGTCACTACTACAGTTTGTGCAACCAAATTGCTGACGAATTTCAAATTCAGCATCCTGCAATCGACAAAGCCATCAGCCTTTACAATTCAACCCTCTAAACCCAAACCAAATGAACATCATCGAATCAACCCCCATCAACCTAGGTAATGACGATTGCGATATCGTGAATGCCTTTATCTACAAGCAGAATGGCACGCTTCACCTGCACATCGATTACCCAACGTCTGACCGCATTACCAATGAGTTCAGGCAGAGCGACATTGACGCGCTGTGGGAGTGCCAATATCCTGAGTGGAATGACCTTATTTTTTCAACTATCTAAACCCAAACCAAATGAAACAATTTAATCAAATCGGAAAGTACACAAAGAAGCAGGAGGTACTTGACGCAAAACGCGGGCGCACTTTTATCACGCCACAAAACAAAAGCTATGTTTTTGACTACAATAAAGTTGGCTCAAAATATACCTTCATTTTATGCTATATGGATAAACGCTGGCAGATTTCTGAAACTGATTTCAATAAGTCCAACATTGATGACCTGTTGCAATCCATTGAACTATCTAACCAAATTTCCTAAACCCAAACCAAATGCAACACGACATCATCGCACAAACCCCCATCACCTTGGATAATGGCAAGGTACTGGATGCCTACATCCACAAGCAACCCAGCGGAATGTACGCGCTTCACGTCAACTACATCTTTGAAGCCAACAGCAATTCAACCCGAACAAAGCAGATTGCCGAAGCAGTGTGGCGCAAGCAACACCGCGACTGGTTCAGGTTCATCCGCTTCCAGCGTTCATCCACACCACTGCCAATGCCTAAACTCAACAACCAATGAAACACACCTTCACCCTTGACGCGTGGTTCGCTCACATCCGCAAGCAACTGCGCACGACACCAACACCGACACGTGCGGAAATCAAACAGCCACTGCGCTTCGACTGGGCGCTTTATGGCAGAATTCTTCAAGCCAAACACCTAACGAACTAAACCCCAAAAACAATGCAAGGCATCATCTTCAAAATCATCGGCGGCACACGCGCCTACGAACTGCGGTTCACCGCAATGTCAAATCAACACGCGCAAACGGTAGCGCACGAACTTCACGCCAGCCTTGGCTTAATTGGCAGGCACTACGTGGAACTGGACAACGGCTTTTCTTTCACCATCTAAACCCCAAAAACAATGATTCAAATCACACCATTTCCCAAATTGCACCTTGCTGCTTCAAACGACAAGATTCGCGAAAACCTAAACTACATTCAGTTCAAAACACTGCCAGCAGGCAACCAAGGCAGGGCAGGTATGTATATGGCCGCCACTGATGCGCACGTATTAGCGTGGACGCCTGTTGACTTCTATATCGAAACGACTGACCTACCCGCTGAATTTTACATCCACAATGTTCAGTTCAAAAAGCTGTGCCAAAGCAAACTTCAATATGTAACCTTTAAGAAAGAATCGCAGGTAGTATTGCTTCACGACAAAAATGGTGACGTGTATGATACGCTGTTGTATATGAATGCAGAAGCCTACAATTATGTTCATAGATACCCTGACTATGCCTGCATCATTCCAACGCAGGCAACCGAACTGAACAACGGCCAATTCCAGATTGATGCCAAGAGGCTATCAGATGCAATGCAGATTTTCGCAGGTGGTAGTATAACTATGAACTTCCGCACCGATAAACGCGCCTGCGTTATGAATTACAGCGACACCGAAGACAAAGGTGAACTGCAAGTTATTGTAATGCCAATCATTAAATTCTAAACCCCAAAACAATGACAACCCTAATCAACAAACTAACACCAGCCGCACGCGCCAAGATGGACGCGATGGATGCTGAACAAAAAGAACGCCTGACGTGGTGGCTCACCCGGAGCGAGTATGTGCACGAAACACCGTACTATGCGGTCACCAGCATCTGCATAAATTTTGGAATCCACACTGACGATTTTTATTCCCTATTCGCCATATGAAAGCCTTGACCTACACCGCGTTCCTTCTCGCCACCTGCTTCGTCTGCGCCATCCACACCGATGCTGGATGGTGGTACTTCACCGCCTACGCGCAAACATTCATATTTATTTATATATTTGCACGTCTAAACAAACACGATGAAAAACACAACCAAAACCAAAACCGTTAAACCCCTTATGCAACTTACTTCCGTTTACTGCGAGGCTGACACCCTCAACTTATGCCGAGCGCGATTTGGCACGATTCGCGCCGCGTTAAATTACGCTGCCAACCAAACACAAACTAAACCCTTAAATCAATGACAAACCTAAAAACAATCAACATCAAGGGCAAGCCTTATGTGGAAGTCGTTGAGCGAATTAAATACTTCCGCGAAAACTTCGCCGACCATTGCCTGACCACCGAAGTGGTGCAACTGACACCCGACTTCGTAGTGCTTAACGCAGTTATCACCGACCCAACTGGCCGCATCGTTGCGACAGGACTGGCACAGGAAGACCGCACATCCAGCAACATCAACAAGACCAGCTATGTCGAGAACTGCGAGAGCAGTGCGTGGGGTCGTGCGCTCGGCAACTTCGGAATCGGATTGAAGGATGCTATCGCCACTGCTGATGAGATGCAGTTTGCACTCGCCAAGGAAAGTGAACTGGAAAAACTGCGGACCGATTACTGCATCCTAATCGAAGCGCTTGACCCCGCCGAGATGGCTAGGTTATTACCGCAACCACACTGGGATGCGGCCAAGTTTGCCAAAGGAATTGAATACGTTAAATCACAACTTAAATCCAACAAAAAATGACACCCATCGAATTCATCTACACCCTTCCAGCACATCGCCGCACATCACTGCGGCAGATGGCGGAGGAACTGAACAAGGCAGGCATCACCACCAAGCGCGGATGCGAGTGGCGAGCATCCAGTGTTTACCTGCTGTTCGGTCGAGACAACAACAAGTACCACTCAACGCCGAAGCTTCCGCAAGCGCACGTGACAAAAGCACTCCGCAATTTGTCACGCGCTGAATCCCTTATCCGTTCATCCCTTCAAATCCTTCAAGAAACCAATGGCTAACCTGCAACTACCCGCGAATATCAGCAAGGCTGACATTAGCGAATTTATCGAATCAGTGACCTCGCAAGTGCTTGATGGCAACATATCACCACTCAGCGTTCACGTGCGCTGTAAAGCGTTAATAAAGGCACTGGAAGGCATCATCGAAAACACTCAGGATATTG